GTACAGGGTGCCGCCGGGTGGCACCTTGGAGGCCGGGATGCAGTGGATATCGGGGCGGAAACGGGCGAAGGCCTTGCCGATGTTGTCCGAGGCCCAGCCGTAGGCCCGGGTCAGGATCTGGCCCATAGGCGAGGTGACCAGCTTGGACTTCATCTCGTCGAAGGGGTTGTAGGGGTTGTCTTCCGAGAAGAAGAACACGGTGCGCCGGTTGGTCTGGGGCTGCACCATGGTGCGGGCGGACTTACCCATGGGCCAGGTGGGCAGGGCCTGCTTGCCTTTGATGAGCTCGGCGTCGTCAAAGCGGGTGATGGCAGAGCCGGCGGTGAACTCCTTGTAGACACTGGCAACGCCTTCGAGGGGTGTTTGGGTGACTAGGAGCTTGCCGCGGCGGGTGATCAGGCGGTAGCGCAGTGTGTCCACCCAGGATTGCGGTACAAGCTCATCGCACCAGATCATGTCGGCCTCGCGGCCCTCGATGGTGTTCTCGCTCTGCGTGTAGTTCAGGAAGTCGCAGCGGGAGCCGTTGGGTAGGATGAATGATCCGTCGGTGAAGCCATTTTTGCGGGAGTAGTTCAGGTAGTGGATGCGGCCCTTCTTGGTCGCCCGGAGTGCGACGGGCAGGTAGTTGTAGATCGCGGGCTGTTGCACAGTGACCGAGGTGGCGTGGGAGGTGTGGCAGCAGAGAACCGATGCGTTCTCCTTCTCGAGGAGGGTTTGAACCACGCGGCGGGCGGCCCAGAGGGTTTTACCGGCGCGGTTGCCGCCGGAGATTAAGAGCTCCTGGGTGAGCAAATACTCGGTGTTGGCGATCTCCCAGTGGTCCGGGATGTAGCCGTAGGTGTAGGGGTCGGCCTTCTCGAGGAGCACGAGCTGGGTGCGCTTCTGCTTGAGCTCGAGGGCGCGGGGGTGCGAGGCGTCGACCTTGGGGATGACGGGGTGCTGCGGTTGCTCGTTCCACCAAGCGGTGTTGCAGGCCTCGGTGCAGAAGCGTTTCTGCTTGGGGCCTTCGCGCTGCTTGATGATCTCGAAGGGCTTGGAGCAGGTGAGGCAGAGTGGTTGGCTCATTTATCAATATTTTTCGTTTTAGAGAACCCGTCGACTTTTACCGTCGCCGCGGATTGCCCGACCCCCTCCCCCGGGGGCCCGGGCGGCCTGGTGTCTGCCTTGTGTAACGGGGTAGGACATTGGGTCTGCCGAGTGGGGCAAAAGTGCGTTTCGATCAATGTTTGCAGGGGTTTGCTGCGTGTTTGCGTTGCGAAGTGAATATAACTGCTATTGTACAAGAAAACGCTGAAACAGGCCTGAAGTCGTGGTTTTCGATGACGCTTCTGCGGTAGGGGTAGGACATTTCGGGCCACTACCTAAACCAGGTCGGGCGTCTGCTCGTCGTTCACGGGGGTCACATTGCGCTCTTTCAGGTCCTTCATCAGGTCGCGGTGGCTGACACTGGCTGTCATGGCGAGGTGAATTGAGGTAGGTTGACCCTTAATTACAGAAAGTTTGTCGGTTAGCACAGCGACCGCTACGGGTAAGCCCCTATCATCTATCAAGTTAATAGAGGATTCAGCCAGTCGCTTGGTGCCTTTCCAGATCGCAACCTCCAAAAACCCGGTCACGTCTTTCCGCCAGTCCTCCTCGTTTTCTGGATAGTCTACCGGGACCTTAACTCCTCGGATCAGCTTAAACGTAGTGGTGGGGCCAAGTCCGGTCTCTTCCGCAATCTTATCAATCGACTTGTTCTCCAGGATACCAGCGACGACAGCGTCTGCTTTCTCTTGGGTCAGCTTGTTGTTGAAGTGTTGGCCGGGGTGGTGTGTTTTGACGTACCCAAGCTCTTTGACTGCGTTGAAGACCTTCTCCTGCGTTGCCTGGGGGATCTCGGTGTTACCTGACAGCACTCGCTGCGTGTACAGGTAATTGACTCCAGCGGCCTTGGCGACGTCCTCGAGACTCGGCCTCTTCTTTGGTTTCTCACCCGGCATAAGGCGCAAAGCTAAAGGGGAACTCTCCCCAGTGGTTGAGTTGCTTACGGGGCTTCATCGAGAGGTGCTTCACTCCGGCCAGGGTCATCCTGACTGCGGCAGCGTAATCCTCACTGAGATACTCGAGTTTGCCAGGCATGGATTCCATGGCCAGTGGCATCCACAGGGTCGGGAAGCGTTCGACGCGCACATCCTCGCACCAGTCGATCCTGTACGGGCTCTGCACTCCTGACCCTTCCAGCGCATCAAGTGTCGCCAGAAGGCATTTACGGGGGATTGCGAGGCATCCCGATGCGAACATGGTGATGGGCACCAGCTCCGCTGCGCACTCAGCGTCATTCACCTGATGCTTGAGGGCCTGCAGGTGCTCCGCCTTGGGACGCAGGGCCGGCCTGGCGGGCAGTGAGCGGCATGAGTAGGGGATGCAGACGGTTGCCTGGTGTTCATGGGCCAGCTCGGCCATACGGATGACGTCGGCCGCGGTGAACTCAATGTCGTGGTCCAGTTGAATCCAGACGTCCTTGCCGCTGTCGAGGAACCACTTGGTTGCACGGCAACGGCTGCGGGATATCAGGGCATCCTCCCGGATCGTGCGCAGATCGGTCTGCCTGTCTGAACGGGCGAACGTGGCCGTCAGGTCTACCCAGGACATCATGCAGGCTGCGCTGATGCCACCGTAGGCGTACAGCGAGACATGGATGGACGGCCTGGTGCCTGCCTGGGTTACTGCTTGGACCTTGCTGGTCGGCTGCGGTGCGTAAATGAATGGATCTTCCATCTGCGGGGATTCTGCCTTTGTTGTGGTCATGGTTCAATGTCCTTCCGTTGGCTTGCGAGGTAGAGTTCGTGGCCCTTGGTGATGAGATAGACCACGCTGCCTCGGGGCACCTGGCAGGCCGTGGCAACATCGTTCAGCGACAGGCCGCGGTCACGCAGGTCGTAGGCCTTGCGTGCCATGTCCGGCGTGTGGCGCTGCTCGGTGACTTCCGGCTCATCCTGCATGACCGGGGCTGGCGTGCCGTCCTCCTTGAACGCCATGTCCTTGGGGTACGACAGCCAGCCACGCTGCACACCTACCTTCACAAGGTGCGGTGCCTCCATCAATAGTTTTGTTGTGTTTGTTACTATCATAACAGTGATATGTCTAATGGTGTTGCGGGCAAGTGCTGCCTACCCTTGCCGCTTTTATCTCCTATAAGCTGAAATATGCGTTGTCTATGTGCCTTGCCACTGGAACCGGGGTGGATAACGCAACCAAACCTCCCGTCTGCCTGGACAACGAGGTGATTACGCTGCTTGTCCCCACCTACCTCGGCACAGGCTGGGCATTGCCCGACCAATTTCGAGCCAATTTTGCGTAGGCCTACCACTGTCAAGCGGTGTCTAGTGTTTGGGACGGGAGGGACGGCATTTCCCAACTCCATTCCTACCCTGGAGCAGCCTATACCCCCTTTTACACTTCTAGCACCGAGTTGAGAAGTGCCGTCCCCCGTCCCAACCGCTTGACAACACTTGACAAATCCAGTGCTTTTCATGCGGTCAAGGTTACTTTCATGTAGCCTCGGGACTGTTGTTGCTGACCGTCGCTACGGTGAATGTGGTTCGACGGGATGGCCTGGTGTATCTCCAGCATCAGTTCAGCGGCACGTTTCTGGAAACGCTTCTCCGGTTCAGGCCCCCATTCCTTGTTGTTACACATCGTCATGTAAGCACTATACAGTTCCTCGGTTGTGATACAATCCGACGACATGCTGCTACCCCGGACATGGTTAACAACAAAGTATCTAACACTGTCGCTTTCGCTCAACAGATTATCAATCATCCCGCGCTGCCTCTCGGTCACCGGGAACGGCCTGCCGGCCTGCATGACCCGGCACAGATCCTCCGCGCCCTCCAGGAACCAGTTCAATATCCCGCTGCCTTCCCGCTCAATCATCACGTCGTGATAGTTGGGGATTACCTTCTCCGGCTTGGGCTGGCTGAAGTCTAGCAGCAGCAGCCGTCTCGACCACGCTCCCAAGTCTCCCTGCACGTTGACCTTCAGCCGGCTATTGGCCGTCACAATGACGTTCCAGTCGCCGACCACGGCCTTGGCCCCTGACTTCCCCTTGAACTCCACGCTCAGCCTATCGCCGCCCGTCAGCGCCTTGAGCTGCTGGCTCTCCTCGCAGGACAGGAAGTCCGGCGGCACGTCGCTGCCGATCAGCAGTGTCCTGTCGTGGAAGTTGGCCAGCTCGAACCTGCTACCCAGGTGCGCGGTCCTCAGCTCGCTACAGTTCTCATCGCCCACCAGTCGCCTGACCAATCCTGCCACCGTGCTCTTCCCGCCGCCGCCGGTCCCCGTCAGCAACAGAATCACCTGCGGCCTATTCCTCTGGAGCAGCGCCAGGCCGCCCCATCTCTGCAGCAGCATCTGGTCATCCTCCTCGGGCAGCGCATGATCCAGGAAGGCCTGCCACATCTCGCTGCTTGCCCCCTGGACATACCGCACCGGCGTCTGATTCCTCGACATCCACTCCGGCCCGAAGCCATGCATCTCGTAGGGCGCTGCCCGTAGATCCACCATGACATTGGAGCAGTGCACCACGCTGTCCGGTCTGGAAAACGGATTGCGCTCCACCTGCAGCCTCCCGATGAGATCCACCACCTGATCCGCGAAGCTGGCTGTCAGCCTCGTCAGCAGCGCCGGCAGCCGCGGGTCCTCCGTCGAGGCCACCTGATCCAACAGAACGCGCCTGGCGGTCTCCAGGGCCTTCTGCGCCATCTCCTCGCGGCTCATGCTCATCCAGATCCCCCGGTCCTCCTTGTACCAGTAGTGCATCCCGGTCACCGCATCGAAGAGGAACCTTTCCTTGTGCGCCATGTAGGCCGCGAAGAAGGGAGCCTGCAGATTGCCCGTGCCGCTCCGGCCGAACGTCCAGGGCACGCCATGCTGCCGGATCAACTGCGCGATCTCATCCCGACTGCCCGGAGCCGGCCAGCCCTCGGGCCACCGGATCTGGCTGAACTCCAGCGCCACCGGCGGCCTGTCCACCAGCACGCTATACTCGCACCCGCTCGGGTGCACGCCCTTCACCGTGCTCAGGTTCCCCGTACTCCGCCACTCATACAACGGCTTACCCAGCAACCGATCACCCACCTGGACCATCTCGGTCGTGCTGCGCTCCGCGCACGGCCCCGGGTACTTGCCCGTGATCCTCACGCCAATCTGTGCGCCCCTTTTCCCCTTCCACCTTGCCGACCCCTGCAGCACTGGGTTGACCCTCAGGAACGCCTCCAGGCTGCCCTCATCGTCGAAGTCTATCGCGCACAGCCCTCCGGAGAACTCCCCCAACCTGACAGCCACGTTCCCGTGCTCGAGCATGACCCGGTACACGTCCCGCTTGGTACTCTCCATGGTCTCCTGGGTGTACTTGACCATCGGTATCTTGGTCCCCGGGCTCTGCGGCACCAGGAACAGCGGCGTCCCCAGCCAGCCCTCAATCTCTTGCGTCGTCATCATAACAGCTCTTTGATCAGTGTTCTGAAGGCTCGCTCCGCTGTTGCCGGGACAACGCCGTTGCCGAGCAGTCGCAGCTCATCCGTTCGATTGTCACAGGAGACGCACAGCTCGGCATAGTCCAGCCCACTGGAAGCCCCATCAGCGTCTCCACCCAGCGGGGGTTGAGTTTGCCTTGAGTCTGATTGCTCAGACCCACCTGCCTCGACTTGTCGCTCCTCCTGTCGCTCGCATCCGGTGTTGCCCAGTTCTTCACCTGCTGGTCCAGCTTGTCGGTCATGCTCCCGTCCTTCTGCCGGTGCGCTCCGGTCGACACGGTGGCTGTCTGCCATGTTTTCACCTGCGCCGTCAGCGGCATCGTCGCCACATCCCCCTTGGATTGCCTCTTCGCCCATGTCTCCGGGTTCTCGTCCGTTGTCTTGCCGGCTCTCGGTGTTGCCCACAACCCTTGGCGGCTCCCATCCGTACTGCTGCTCGCCGGGACGGCTGGGCCAGCAACATAAACCGCTCGCGCAAGCTGATCCGTTCTGTTCCTGTCCGACCCGTCCGGGTTGATTGCTGTCGTCGCCATTCCAGGTGAATCCTTCCAATCGCGAGCCGATGCGGTTGGCCATGATGAACACTCGCTTCCTCTGGTGTGGCGCTCCGCATTCAGACGCGCTGAATATGCCCCACGTCGTTCTGTAACCCATTCCTGCCAGGTCTTCGATGACGTCGGACAGCCCCAGGCTGATATGTCCTTCGACGTTCTCAAAGAAACAGATCCGAGGTCTGAGAAGTCGAATACCATCTGCAATCCACGGCCAGAGGTGCCGAGGGTCTTGCTTTCCTTTGCGCTGCCCGGCTGCACTGAAGGGCTGGCAGGGGTAGCCGCCAGTGAGGATGTCCACTCGGTCGCGAAACGCTGCCCAAGGGAAGGTCTTAAGATCCGGCCATATAGGTGCTGGGTCCATGAATCCCGCTTCCATTTTCGCAACCAAGTTGCTGATGGCGAAGGCTTCGATCTCACAAAGAGCGATTGTGCGCAGATTTGGGATTGCTCGTTTGAGTCCAAGCTCAATGCCTCCATATCCAGCGCAGAGGCCAAGGTGTGTAACTGCTTTGGAAGTATCCATGTCATTCCGCCCTCCTCTCAAATGCCAACGCCTCCTCGCTGATGAACCAACCCTTCGGCCACTCGGTCAGGTAGATCCCGCCCAGTGTCCGCACCCGGCTCAGTGCCACGTAGGCCTGCCCGGGCTCCCGGGCCGCCCGGATATCAATCCTCGCGGCATCCAGGGTCAGTCCCTGCGCCCGGTGTATGGTCATCGCGTAGGCCAATCGGAGCGGGTATTGTTGGACGGTCACCCCCAGACTCTCAAAGAACCATTTGCGCCGACCCAAGCAAATCTTCTCACCGCGGCTCTCGACCACGATATCCCCACTCCGAAACTCCACTACCCGGCCCACCTGCCCATTGTAGAAGCCCTGCTCCGCATCGTTCGCGGTAAACATCACGGCAGCCCCGGGCTTCAACTGCAGCACCCGCGGCGTGCTCATGTTCTTGGTGGCGAACTCCACCGCCTGATCCACACCCCTGACCTCGGAGTCAAACACAGCAATCGGGCCATCTATCGAACTCAGCCGATAATTATTCCACTTGTCCACCTGCACGTTGTGCGTCATCAGCCGGGTAATGTGCTCCGGCGGGTTCATTCTGAGCGCACTCCGCAGCAGTTGGTTGTCCCGCGGCTTCATCCTGCCCACCCGGAACCCGCTCAGCATCTCGATGAACGGCAGATCATTCTGCCTCCGCACCTTCTCGAGCTTGATCGTCTTGAAGTCGGCCTCCTCCCAAGCCTGACTCAGGAAAGCCCAGTCGTAGGCCTTGCTCTGGTCGGTCCTGACCGGCGGCAACTGCAGGAAGTCGCCCAGGAAGATAACCTGTAACCCGCCGAAGGGCCTGCTGTCTTCTCTGATCCGCTTCACCCAGTAGTTCAAGAAGTCCAAGTGCCTTCCTGCCATCATGCTGATCTCGTCGACCACCAGCACCTCGGTGCTCCGCACCCGCTTGCGGGCTCCATGAATCGAAGGCTGCTCCTCCAGCCGCTCGGCAGCCTGCAGGAAGTCCTCGCCATCCTGCGGCCCCAACTGCATCCCGCACCACCGGTGCACGGTGGTCCCGCCCACGTTCAACGCGGCAATGCCTGTCGGGGCCGTGATAGCCACGTCCCGGACTCCTTCCACCCTGCTCAGGAACTCCCGCAGCAGCGTGGACTTGCCGGTGCCCGCCTGCCCTGTGAGGAAGACGTTCCCGAAGGATTTTGCCCAGACCATGAAGCGGTCCTCGGGCGTCGGATCGAAGTCGTCCTCGATCACATGGACAGACGGGCTTGTAGTCATCGGATCAGTAGGTCGGGATGAGGATGTCGGAGACCTTCTGCGTGAGTTCCACGTCGCGCAGGCAGTAGGCAATAGCAGCCTCGCGGTCGGTCTTGAAGAGCTCGTGGAAGTGCGCCCCGTTGCCGGCCTTGTCGCCCAGCCCGAGGTGCCTCGAGATCGCAGCAAGACTGCCGTGCGCCCGGCTGTCGCCTAGCTGCCACACCTCGCGCAGATCCACGATCAGGTCGGTCCAATACCTGCCATTGCGCATCCAATAGGGCACGGTGATCCGGTGCTTCCAGGACCGCTTGAACAGGAACGGCAGGTCGAACGGCTTGGTATTGAATCCGATCAACTGCGGCTTGCGCTCGAAGCTATCGAGCATCGACCAGAACTGCAGCAGCATGGCCTTCTCGCCATCCGTATCGGCGCAGAGCACCGCAGGCTGCTCATGCTCGACACGGTATCCGATGGCCAGCACCTGGCCGCTCAGGGCATCCAGTGCTGCGTTCTTGATGTAGTCGCTGACGTGGTTCTCCTCGGCCCGCTGGATCTTCTCCGCGATGATGTCCGGGTTCTTGATGTTGCCCAGCTTGACCGCAGCAGGGTCAAACGGTGGGATGACCAGCTCCGCAATGGGGAGCGGTCCTGTCTCGATGTCGAAGTAAATACGTGGGTTTGCTGGCATAATACTAAAACGGTTTGGATTGGTAGTTGTGCGTTTGTCAGCGGATGCGCACCCCCCGCTTGTCCATGAGTCCCCAGCAGCAACGGGCTGCCGGGAAAGTTGTCAGATCTGCTTCCCGCAGTGCGGGCACAGCTTGGGTTCTTTGGGCCGCTTCAGGAGCACCGGCACGGCCAGCCACTCGCAGATCTCGGAGTAGGACTTCCACCCGAAGCCTGTGACGGCATTGGGATGCAGGTGCCCGGACGTATACAGGCTCAGGGCCTCGCTCTTATCCTTCACCGCCATGCGGTCCAGAATATTGAAGGTGCGCGTGGTGAAGGGCCAGCCCCACTGCGCCTGGATCTCGGCCTTGATCTTGGCCGCCTGCGAGATCTGGCTGATGCGCTGCTTGGTCAGGCCCATGACCTCGCCGATCTGTGTGATGCTCTTGCCCTCGGCCCTCATCTGCATGACCTCGGGGATGAGGTGGGCCACCTTGGTGTACTTCTTCCTGGTGGGATTCATGGCTCAGTAGGGTAGGTCGTCCTGCTCCACTTTAACCTGGGCTTCCTCGTCAGCCTTGAACTTGGCCTGGTACCACACCAGGCCGTTGATCAGGCGCTTGTCGTCCGCGGTCTGCTTGACCTCGGCCCGGGCCTTGGGCAGCCAGTGCTCGATCAGGCTCGTGATGCTCTCCTCGGTCAGCTCCCGGAGCTCGATGCCCTTGTGCTTCCCGACATGGACCTTGACCTTGGACGCATCGTCCGCCGGAGGCTGTCCACCGCCCGAGGTCTTGCGGAAACTCGAGTCGCCCGTTGCCGGCGCTGCCTTGCCCTCGGCTCCATCCTTCGCAGGCCGGTCCTGCAGCCGCACCCACAGCCCGCTCGCTGGCAGCGGCTCGCCTGCCTTGTGCGCCATGATGAGCTTGATGTTCGCGTAGGTCTTGCTCCCGTCCGCGCTCTGCTCGTGCCCGATGACCAGGCTGGCCGGCCGCCCGATGAGGCTCTCCAGGTCCAAGCTCTTGTTTTCCTGGTCGGTCAACTTCCGGCCGAACCAGTCCTTGAGGAACTTGGTCAGCGCCGCCTTCTCATGCAGGCTGGGCACCATGGGCTTGGTGAACACCACCCAGGGCTGCACCGGGTCCCTGCTGTCGTCCTGCAGTTCGATCTCGAAGGCGAACTTGAACTTCTGCTTCACACCGTACTCGGTCTCGTACTCCTTCAACGGAGTCACGTCCACGCACACCGCCCGGCCCGAAAACTCGGGGCACGGCGCGAAGTCCTTCTTACCGTCTGTTGCACTGATTATCATACGTCTTACTTTGTGTTGTTATTGTTGTTGTGTTGAATCGAGGCCTGCTTTTCGACCTCGGAAAGTTGCTGGGCCATGCGCTGGTACTTCGCCCAGTAGTCGGGCCACGTCGTCTTGATCTTCGCCAGGTTCTCAGGGTCGGCCACTAAAGCCGCGGCACCCAGTTTGCGCACAAACGAGCCGCCGTATTCGATCATCGTCCTGGCCACGTCGAAGTCTCTCACTTGGAGCCTTTCCCGCGCTTCCTGGTAAAGAAGCTGGTGAACTCGATCTTGATCTTACGGGCAGCCCGGTAGGCCTCACCGGCGTCCCGCTTGGTCAGGTGGTAAGGGCCGGTGCCCTCCCGTTGGATCTGTTGAGCTGTTTTCATTGGATAATAAAGTCGAAGTTGTTCTGCCAGGTGTCGCACAGCCTGTTGTAGGTGTCGTTCTTGATGCGCCAGGTCCGCGGGTCCCGGGTGGTCCCGCTGTGCCTGCATTTAATCCTTACGTCGATGTCCTGGATGGCCGTGTTCCGCAGATGATGGTCTGGCGGCAGTTCGTGCAGTTTGGTGATCATGGTTTCAACGCCTCGAAGGCGATCTGAGATTCGGTCGAGCGGTTGCCGCGATGGTCTTGGTTGGAGATCCTGCGAAGTGCTGCCTCCAGGTGCGCGATCCTGGCACGGGCCTCCTCCAGCTCTTTGTAGGTTTTCACTGCGTCAATGGTTCTCATTTCTTCGATGGTCATGGTTTCAGATCCCTGCATTGCTTGATGGCGTCGTCGATGGCTTTACGCATCATCGGCCATTCCTCTGGGTTGATGCTGATCTTGCCATGGCCATCAGCAGATTGACTGACCTCGACGTACTCACCGCCGCCTTCATCGACGATCTCAATGTCGGTGCATTCCATGGAAAGCATGTGGTCGTCGGTAGGTGACAGCACCCATTTGATCGGTCGCAGTTTCATCTTCCCTCCAACCATTTTTCGAGGTCATGGAGTTCATCCACTTTGGCTTCGAGTTCTTTGATGCGGTCGTTGAGACGATTGAGTTCTCGCACGATGCCCCGTGGGCGGACGTCGCTAAGGAACTTACCTTCTGGAGTCTTGATGCTGAATCCATTCAGTGGAGGCATTCGTCGCAATACGATGTGGGTGTAGCGTTTCACGGCAACGGCCCTCCGTTCTCCCACAGCAGCAGATCCGCTCGCAATGCGTCGTTCTCCTCCTCCAGCCGCTTGATGCGGTCTTGCTGTTCTTCCAGTCGCTGTGCTGCTTCAGCAATCGCTACTGAGACAAC